CCCACATCTCGGTTCCGGTCTCGCGGTCGCGCCACTGCCCGGCGCGCACGGCCTTGTTGCGGTCCTCGTCGTCCCAGTGTGCGTGGCACTCGCGGCACTCGTAGCGCGCATGGTTTCCGCGCTCCATTTCGTTCGCATCGCGCACGTCCTCTGGCCACTTGATTCCGAACGGCTCTTCCTTTTTCCCGAACACCATGCGCTGCCCGCCGCCGCAGAACGGGCAGGCCACGTGGAAATCGAAACGCGCATTGGAGGCGAGAAACGCCTGCCAGACGGGGGATGACTCAATCGATGGTGATGAAATTTTCCAGTTTTTCGAGCTGCCACGATAGGTGCGCAGCCGCAGCTCGGCCAGGCTGATCGGGTCGGCCTCCTTGGATGTCGACGCCGTGACGAACTTATCCACTTCATCCTGCACCAGGTACTTGATCGGCTTATTGGCGAGCCGCGGCACCGAGCGCGCCCAGGAGAAATAGATCGGCATGTGGGCGAGCCGGATGTATAGGTTCTGCAGGTCGTCCACGACCGAGCGCACGTAGCCTTTGAGCCGGGGCGAATCGGTGATCATGGTCTGGATCCGGTCGCGCACGTTCTCTTTCGCGGTGTCGCGGTCCGGGTAGTTGTAAAGCACCGGTCCGGGATCGCGGTCGGCCGCATACCCGATGCAGTTGTTCACCAGGTCGCTCTTCGCTGTCTGGGGGGCGCCGCAGATCACGATCTCGCGCACGCTTTGGAAAAACGAGGCGTCCATGATGCCGACACCGTAGGGCGTCACATCGTTCCTCCATGGCCCGGGCACACTGGAGAGACTCACCCAGCGGTGCTGCTCCGCCCAGCGGCTCGGCAGGATCTTCTTGCGCTTGCGCAATACCTTACGGTCAGCGGCGCTGAAGCCCCCCGCGATCTCAAGCCGCCCGCCGGCGTCCTGAAGCTGCTCCGAAATTTCAGGCCAGAGCCACGCGGGGCGGGTGACGGTATATGTGGGTGTGGTGTGAGCTATCATTTTGTCTCTATTTAACGAGCGCTTCTGGGCTGACCATCATGGTAATCTTTTTCTCGATGTGGCCCTCAATGGACTTATAGGTGAGATAGGCGCCCATGCGAAAAAGCCCGTATCCAGCCATCACCACGGCCAGTGTCATCGCCGCCACAACGATAAACACGCGGCGGTCGTATTGGCTTATCCAGTCAATCATGTTCTTCCTCCTCCTCCGACTCCAGGATCACGGCGATGAAGCTGTCTATTTTGGCAAACTCGTTCAGCTGCTCATCCACGAGCTCGTGGCAGCGGCGCGTCGTGAATGTGTTGCGTTCGGTCTTGTCGGCAATCGCGATCGCCTCTTCCAGGATCGCCGGAAGACCGACGCTCATGGCGTGCTTCAGTCCCGCCTCGAGCGCCACGGACCGGCTGGCGAGTTCCATGTGTACCTGCTCCCGCGGCATCAACAGCCCTTCGGCCGTGTCGTTCTTGCGCTTGCGCTCGCGCGCCATCTCGCGTGACAGATCGGTCTCGTGGCGCTGTTTCTCCGCCGAAGCCTGCGACGTTTCTTCCGGAGTGATCGCGGCCGGCTTCTCCAGGCGGGCCACCGGGTTGGAGATATAGGATCGCAGCGCGCCCTCCGTGACGGACTTGTCCGGCCGCAACTGCAGCAGCCCTCGCTTTGAATCTTTGTAGAGCTTGCTTTTTTTGAGCGCATAGCCTTCGCGCTGCAGTTGGTCCAGGACCTCCTCCCGGTTTTTATAGATCCGCTCGAGCGGTCCTGCCGGGGGTGGAGATGATGCCTCGTCGAACGCGCGCTTCGCCGCCTGGGCCGCCGCAATGTTCCCAGCTGTCGGGTCCGTGTTCACGCGCTCCTGGGCGATCCGGAGCGCATTGGCGAGCACTGTGGTGTGCCGCTCGCTCAGCTCGGCCGGGGTGATCGCGGTTTGATTTTCTGCGTTTTCGTTCATCTCAGTTTATTCTCGAAAGACCTAATCTCTCGAACTCGGCCAAATTGCGAAGCTGTTGAATATCGGCCGCGGAAGGCTTTACACCACCTGAAGCCTCAAACAACTGCCAGGCCCTGAAGGTTCTCAATACAAACTCGGGCGGGGGCCATCCATCCAGCACGGCATCTGCTATGATTTCGAACTCCGGACACCATATGTGCACCAGCGCTCTACTGAACTCCCCACGATTATCTGCATCGAGCGTGATGTCGATGCGGCTCACCATCGGGAGCTCTTCTCCGGTCTCAGCAATTGTGATCTTTGTATTATACGGCCTGCCTTCAGATACGATTTTGATGCTGCGGGTTTTCATTGCGCACCTACTGGAAACTCGTTCCACTCGCGGCCGTCGAGAAGGCTACCGGAGTGTTTTTTTCCTACCTTTCTCCACAATCCGACATCGGAAGCGCTTCCGTCACCAGCTATACATGACCGAACATTCCCATCTCCGGAAAAATCGCGCGCGTGATCTAACGGAAGCCAATCCCCCCAACCCTTGAAGAAAAACGGCACGCCCACACCACTGCACTGATCCCGCAGCGACCGCACCCAATCCGGGTGCACCGGACGCGCTCCGGGGCCGGTCTCGCCGCCGCAGATGACCCAATCGATTCCCCACCGTTTTATTGGGCGCTGATCTGCTGGGCAATCCAAGAGGTGTCGTGTTTTGGCAGCGTCCTCCGGCCACGGGCATGTGCATTGTGCTTTTTCAAGATTTACCAGCCCGAGCATCGGCTCCACGCTCACGAACCGCACCGCCGCCGGTGTCTTAAGCAAAATCGGTATGCGCTCGTTGGCGCGGGCCTGGTTCTCGGCGGTGACCCCGATCCATACGAAAGGCAATGGCCATCGGCGGAAGTCCGGGCCCTTTTCGGCTTGTAGCTGTAAGATAAAATCGCGCATTCGCTGCGGGCGCTTGGTCAGTATTTGGTAGGTATGATGGTCACTGCGTCGCATTATTTCGAATATCTCGCGGAGATGGTCATCGGTTACATCATCATGGAAAAGATCACCCATTGAACATACGAACACCCTCCGCGGCTTCTTCCATTTCAACGGCTCATCTAACCTGTCACGGTGAAACGTCACGCTTAACGGATCATCCGCCGAATACCCATAACGACCAGCAAGCCTGTGCGCCATGCGGCGGGCATAGCAGTGATCGCACGCCTCGCTGACCGGCGTACATCCGGTGATTGGGTTCCAGGTAGCATCGGCCCATTCGATTTTAGTTTTAGCCATCGAGCGCGTCCTCCCTGGCCAAGCATCGCTTATGTTCATTGAAAAATCTGCGGCAGTCATTCACGTATTTTTTTACCGATATCGGCAGGGAGACCTTAACCTCCATCCCGCACCGCTCACAGTAAAACCCTAACGGATGCCCGCCGCGTCCGTCCGTGGCCCATACCCAGGTCAAGGGCTTGGCCGTTTGAATTTCATTTAACGATGTTTTTCCCATCGATAATCTCCTCCCCGTGACGCATGATGTGCTCCAGCACGGCGCAATCTCGGAACACCAGATCACTGATGCGCTTGGATGTCTCCCAGTTGCGCCGCTTCCAGTCCTGGCTCTCCAGGATGATCACCCGGGAGCCATCCGGGGCGACCCGTATCTGCACCGGGTGGCTACGAAGCAGGCCGGCGAGCTCGTCAAGGGCGGACTCTGGTGCCTTCCTCTCTTCACTTTTCGCGCTGATTTCACACTCTGCCGCCCTTCCTGACACCATACCAAAAGCCGATGGTCCTATTCCCCAGGCCTTCGGCAGCCCTGCCGTGATCCATCCGCGGATATCGACTCCTGCAGCGAACGCCTCTCCCGGGTCTTTACCTGACGGAACCGGCCAGCGCTTGCTGTTGGTGAAATTATCACCCCACCAGCGCATGGCCTCGGCGCCAGCTCGATCCGAATCGAGCGCCACCAGGACGACCGCGCAGGCGGCGAGCGCCTTGGTGGCTTCAGCGCCCGGCTTTGCGGTTGACGACCCCAGCGCCATCACCGCGGCGAGCTCGCCGGCGATCCCCGCGAGCATGATGGCGTCGAGCTCGCTCTCGACGATCACCGCAGCGCGGTTGGGAAACCCGTGCGCCATGCAGGCCATGACGGATCCCGGCAGCACGTAGTACCGCGGCTCTTGTTCTCCGAATCGTCGGATCCGGATCCGGCGCACGGAACCGGTTCCGTCTATCATCGGGATCACCAGGCCGGCCGGGATCCACAGTTTCTTAGCCTGCCCGTTTTCCTTGAGCTGCTTTTCCAATCCCCAGGCCTCGCGCTGGCGCCAGCGGTCCTCTGACAACCATCCCAGGCGCATGCCGGCAGCGGTCTTTTTTGTGATACCTCGTTTTTTGAGCCACTTAACGGCGAAGTCGTTCTCGGCCAGTGACTTCTCGGCGTACTCGACCGTGGCGGACGCCTTGGAGAGCCAAAGGTCGGGCTGGTCTGTATGTCTTTCGGGAGGGTGGGTTGACGTACACGCCGCCGGGTGCGGTTTGTGCATCCTGGGGGCGGCGTATTTGTGGCTGTAGTTGTCCGGCATCTGCTCACCCAGGGACCGGAAGGCCTCGGCGTAGCTCATGCCATCGAAATCCACCATAAACTGAACCACGTCACCGGCCTTCCCGCAACTGCGGCACCAGTAGATCCCGATGCGCTCGGAGCGCTTACTGTCAATCTTGTCCGGCCAGACATGAAATCTGTCGCGCCCTCCGCAGTTCGGGCACGCTCCCACGTACTCGCCACCATGGGTGGAGGCGGTCTTTTTCAGCTGCGTCTTTGTTTGTGCCAGGGTTAGGATGTCCATGGGAGCTTTAGACCTTTTGGACCTTTTTTCTCTAGATCGTAAAAAAAATAATAATTATATATAATATGGTGCGCCTATACGCGCTGAGCCTAAAAAGGTCCAAATCGTCCAAAAACCTCTCTTACTGGTAGCCGTTGAAGCGCTCCTGGCCGTCGGACTGGTCGATTAACATGCACGTGATTCCGTAATAAATATACTGGCCTGACTTCTTGCGCTTGAAGCGCTTTTTTAATCTTCGCCCGAACCAATGTTGTGATGGCACACGCTTGCGGTTTGAGTTGACGCGGCGGAAGTGCCAGTCCGCGAAATTGTCGTATAGCTGGCTTGCGACCGTCTCGGCGTACGGGTCGAGCGTGCAGCACTCATCAATCCAGTCCTGCAGTATGTCCTCGTCGGCCTTGTACTCGCTGGTGGATTCCTTGACGATCGAGGGCGGGTTGAGCCCCACGCGCTGCCACTCCAGGCACCCGCGCACCAGCCAGGCAAGAATACCGCTCGCCTCCCCCTTCAACTGATCCCGCAGCCCAAGGTCCGCACGTCGCTCAAAGTCTTGGGCGGGGTCCCTGGACACGAAAGACAGGTTGAACGGGATCACGGAGACCCGCTCCCAGAAGGCGAAGTCGTCTGAGCTCGCGTGTGGCAGATCGTTGGTGAGCATCAGTAGCTTATGGGTAGGCAGGAACGTGACCGGGAACTTGTCGTTGGGCCAGCGCCCAGTGAGCGGATCCCCGCCGGTGAGCCACTTGACGCGTCCCATGGAGAAGCGCCGGTTCTCGTCCGGCTCGGAGGCGAAGGCGATCCGGACGCCTTTGAGCGCCATAATATCCGGAGACGGAGCGGCCGAGCTGCGACTGCGTCCCTGGTCGAGCAGGAGCTCAACCGGGACCGGCTGCACCAGGTCGCCCACGACAAACATGATGGTGTCGGCGAGAACCCCCTTGCCGTTTCTGCCGATACCGATCAGGATGGGCAGCACGTGCTCATGGATCAGGCCGGTGATGGCGTAGCCGAGCAGGCGCTGGACGTACTCGATCAGCAGCATATTGCTCTCGAACACATCTATCAGAAACCGCTCCCATGTCGGGCAGGGTGAGTCTATACCGCGCCACTCGGTCGGGCAGGACTTCAACAGCATGTCCGACGGATTGGCCTTGACACCCTCCCCGGTGCGGAGGTTGATCACGGCGTTGTGGCAAGGCATCAGCCAGGGGTTGAGATCGAATGCGTCCCCCCGGGTGACCATGGCGGCGTCCTTATTGGAGGCTGAAAACTTGAGGCAGTTCTTGCGGCCGCGCTCGGATCGCAGGCGCGTCACACGCTTAAGCACCTTTCCTTGTAGCGCCTCTAAACGCTTGACGCGCGCCTTGTCGGCTGAGTGCTTCTGCAGCAGGCCTGCGATCACATCGAGCATCGTGAGATACTTCGAGGCCACGTCCTCGACGGCCCCCAGGCAGCGCTCTTCGACGTCTATCTCCCAGTGCTGACCCATCCAGCGCATCCACTGCTGGGAGCTCGCGTTAAAAATGAAGGTGTCCTGATGCACTGCCGAGTACAGTATTCCGTCCCCGAGCTCGTTCGACTGGAGGCAGCGCTTCAAAAACTTGTAATCGATCTCGCGGTGGCCATTCCCGCCGGCCGGGCCCTTGCCGGCAGAAGCAAGCTCGGCCGCCTCGTCAGCGATCCGCTTCTCCACCGCCGCGCGCATCTGCTCGGGCGTCATCGAGGCGGGATCCACCTGCGCGCCGTCGTCTTTTGGCTCTATCTGGTCAACCATCCGCTATAGTTCCATTTTTCCATTCCAAAAAAATCTTTCATCGCGAAAACGAATCGAGGTTGTCTAAACCGCACTTTGGAGCCCCCAGAGAGGACCCGGCACAAGACGGACCTTGGATGATCACTCGCCCCTGGTGGGGGTGCGGGGCCCGCCGGGAAGGCGGGGGCGCGGGATATGGTCCGTTCCGTGTTCATTCCGTTGGTTGCCCTCATGGGTTAGGCGGCTTCAGTGGTGGTGTGATCCATTTCGGTAGCACAGCGACTGCACAGATCAGGCTCAGACCAATGGCAAGGATGGACGGTTACCTCGATGCACTCGCTGCAGTCGTCCTCGGTGCAGCCGCAGACGCGGCAGGTGGGCTCTTCATCGCCTTGATCGTAGACCGGCGGCTTATCAGGCGAGAGCAGGATCTCATCGGGCACTACTCCGGACAGGTCGGCACCGGACTTAAGGAACAGCTCGACCAGCTCGGGCTTCTTGCACGCTTCGAACTTGCCGCGCTTCTTGAGCAGCTTCTCGAACAGGTAGGACTGCACTGCCTCCTGCTTGAACACGCCGCACTTCTCGCCGATCTCCAGGATCTCGGCCTTGGTCTTCTTCTGCAGGTACTCGTCGGTGATGCGCCATTCCTTGGACAGGTCGATGCCGATGTGATCGGCAACGGCACGCCTGCACATAGCAGTGCTGCTGCCGCTCATGATGACGTGCTGAGACAGGTGCAGCAGCAGACCGGCCAGATTGCCAGCGTGAACAGGTCGTAATGGATGGGACAGCGCCTGGATTACCTGTTCGCCGCTCATATAGCGCTGCTTCGGAATCCCGAGATATTTACACATGAGCCCTTCGAGATCGCAGTTGTAGCCGGCAAGGTTGATCATAGACAATATGGCAATGCGCAGGGCCTGCTCACCCATAGGGTCTATCTCAATAATACGCGGCGGCAGGGCGGTCTCGTAGAATCGCTCGCGGAAGAATTCACCGTGCCATGACACCCGGGGCTCCTCGGCCTGGGACTCGCCATCCGTCTCACCCGAATCGTCATCAATCGGTCGCTGCTGCTCCTGCTTTTTTTGTTTCGTCTTGGCGGCCCTGTCCTTTGCTTGCAGCGCGCTCCCGCATTTCGGATCCAGGCAAAACCGCCCTGAGTGTCCGTATATGGGCTCGCCATCGATCCCGATCAGGCTCACAAATTTTTCGCAGGCCTTACACTCTATGAACACCTTATCGCCCTGGTAGAATGATTTGCCAGTGGCGCTTCTGTTGCGCATATCCTCGAACCTGAACCCGTTGGTTTTGAACTTGCGCCGCAACTCAGATGCCTTCCAGTTGGCGGAAAGCCAGTTGTTCTGCTTCTGCTTGAAGCAGGCCGGCTTCATGCAGGCGGCGCCGGCGATGTCGTCCAGCGCGAAGAGGCTCTTCTGCTTATCGGTATTGTGGAAGCACTGCGGGCATTCCTCCTGGTCCGGATCGAACAGCGCTTTTTTAAACGAAGGGCTTTCGCTTTCTATCCTGCGGCGCAGTTGCTTGGCGGAGTAGTTGCCGATAAGCGCGTGCTCCAGGAACTCCGCGCGCTGCTTCTTGTCCTGGATCCGGATCAGCACCTCCAGGTGGCCATACTTGAGCTCGCCCTTGTCCCAGGCCTTGAGCGCTTTATCCGGCAGATCCAGCAGCGCCACCCGCCGGCGGATGTAGCCTGGGTGGATCCCGGTGCGCTGCGCCAAATCCTCGAGGGACTCCGGACCGCGCTTGTCGAGCCAGGCCTTGAAGCCCTCGGCCTCCTCGAGCTCGGAGAGGTCCTCGCGCTGCAGGTTCTCGATCATCATCACATCGAAGGCCGCCTCGTCGTCTAGATCCCGTACCATTGCCGGGATCGTGGCGGACTTCATGCCGCCGTTTTTCTCGGCGATCGCGCAGCAGGCCTTTAAACGACGCTCGCCGGCGACGAGCTCGAAGCTCTTGCCCTTCGGCCGCACCAGGACCGGCTGCAGCACGCCCTTTGACACGATCGATGCCACCAGCTCGTCGAACGCCTGCCCATCGAATCCTCTCCGTCGCGGATTCAACGGGTTCGGCTTGATCTTGGTGAGTGGTATTTCCTGAAACACGCTCGTTTCCTTCTTCATATCCGCCTCCCTGTTGTTTTCCCCACCTGCCTAAATGATCCCCTTCTCGACCGCCAGCCATTCAGGGATCACAAAAACAAAGTCCCCACCCTCGCTGGTGGAGACACGCCGCTTCGATATGATCTTGCTTTTGGGCAGCCATATCTCATTCGCGCCGTCGTAGACCTTGAAAGCATTTTCCGTTTCCCACTTGATCTCCCCGCAGAACTCTACCGGCTCGCCCATTCCATCACCTTTTCATACAACCACAGCGGCACGAATACTTTCCCGGGCCAGAACTCGCACTGGTCGCGCCGTAGGCGCAGTTGCCGGCCGTTCAAGGCCAGGGTTACCTCGACAACTTCAGGGCGCGCGGTCGGGTGCACGTCGGTTATCAGGAGCGCTCCCTTGCAGCGCGCACTTGATAAACCACAGCGCCTGATTCTTGACCGTACGCAGCTCGTCTGCCGCGCGCTTGCGCAGTTGGTTGAGGACATCGGGGTAGTCCTCCAGGTTTATGGTGGTGTCTGGTAAATCCGCGCCAGGAAGCATTGCGGTGTCCGGGACGCTTTTCATCTTTTTGACATTGGGCTGCTGGCCGCCAAGCAAGGATCTGCGCACATAGATCGCTCCAACGGTTCGCCCGAGCTTTTCTGCGATCTGCTTACTGCTTAGATCGGCGGTCAGTATCAGGCGATCGTCTTCTTCCGTAAATCTTCTTGCTGCCATGTCCGTCATCTCCATCGGCACCGGTCCGGATCTGCCTTCGAGCGCCACCACGTAAGCCACGCGCTTGTCACATGACAGGCACTCATGGCCATTCTTGTCATGGCCCGCCTGGTGAACGCTGCAATCCTGGCATGGGCTGCGCTGCATCGTCCACCATCAGGCACCGCTCGCCTTGCGCGTGTCGCTGTAGTTTCGCCATTTTGCTAAAGCCACGTTCATAACCCAGTCGAGCGTCCGGAATTTGTCGTAATCGCTTGGGTCGCGCTTGAAATCTTCCCAGGCCCTGATCACCCTGTTGATTGCATCCTTGGGCACGTCGCACATCAGGAAGTCGTTGTCGCACATGGGCCACCTGTAACCGTCAGAACATCCACGCGCCGATAGCCACACCAATGGCCATGGAAACCAAAGAAAAAGCGCCAATAGCGATGACCACCGCTCCGCCGCTCGGAAAGCAATCGCTGGTGCGCCGTGATTCAGTCAATGGGTTTCTGCGGTCTGTGCGTCTATTTGTTGTCATGGCTTGATCCCGCCTCTATTTTCCACACCACTTGT